CTCATGGGTTTTTATTCACATCTAATGGATTGTAGTTAATTATTTTGAGGTTAGGTAAAACTAGCTTCTTGATTTGAGACGTATTTTCATTGGATGTATGTTACGTGAGGAACGGATACTATTTAGTATACCACGGGGTTGTTGTCGAACGGATTTATCCCAGAAACAGCATAGTCTCTTTAGGATTATACTTACTATTGTTGGTATAGTCTAAGCAGTTCTCTGTCCCCGTTAACGCAAAAGAGAACAAGCGACGTTACTGTGATGCGATATAAGCTATTGTTATCTGAACCAGGCGGTAGAACCGACAAGTAGGGTATCAATGGTGTTTCAGGATTATGTCAGGTATAAAAGAAATCGTGCGTTAATCTCTCGGAGATTGATAAGCGGTTCGCAGCGCTTTTGTACTAACAATTGAGTGGCACCTGATGCACGTTGATATATATATAACTCTTATATCGATAAACAGTAATACAATGTGTAGCATGGACAAGTGTAATGAAATAAATTTTAAAAATATGGATAACGAAGAGAATAAAAGTAAGGACTTTAGATCATCTAAACATACTGTGTTTAGAAATAGGACTGGACATATGGATGCTCTAGAGCGCATTTTGGCTAATGTTAGAAGTGAATTCTATAAAAACTATGAGACAATAATTAGAAACGTAGATTACTACGATAATAGTGGTAATGAAGGAGGAAACTGGTATGTGTGCATACTTAGTACTAGCACTCTTTTTAAAGTTACTTTAGCAGATTTTAATGATCGGATGGCGAGGTATATTGATAAGGATAAAGCGCCTAAGGCTTATATAAGAACCACTAAATATGGACACAAGATATTATATGTGGTTCCGAAGAAGGTATTCATGAAGCCACAAAGTGCATTTTCCGGTGTAACCCAATTGTTTGATAAGGTATTGAAATCTTTCAATTTTATGAAAGATACCATGTCCATTATCAATAAAACGCACTGGAAGCCTATATTGGCTGACATTATGGCGCTTATCTTGAACTTGCGGGATGGGTATTTATCTGTTCCCAAAGTCTTGGCAGCAGTTCTCCAGATATACTCATTAGATAGTAGAGTGCGAAGTGTTTTTAATGCGCAAACCACCAGCAGTGAAATGCTTACTATGCTTGGTGTTGCCGGGCTTCCTAAACATTTACTGGAGGCAGTTAAGTCATTTACTGCACTTACGGGCAAGCGTATATTTGATAGTTCCTTTGTTATGCAATGCTTTTCGAGCTTGGTGAAGGTTATTAAACACCTCTTAGTATATGTAGCACACAAAGAACAAGAGCTTACAGGTACCAATATCACAGGCTTTGTTACAAAGTTTGTTGATTTCATAGGCTCAAGTGCTATTCAATACGATCGTATAGATCGCGTGATTAGGCTGTACACGCAGTTTATGAAAGATGCTTCTATTATCCATGATGCTCGCACCAGACATTCAATCTTGGAGTTGCATCGTGAATGCGTAGAATGTTCTGACTTTACTAGTTATGTCGCTAATACTAATAATCGCGATTTTAACATTACATGGAGAGCTTTTTGTGAGAACGTTGTGAAAATGTGTAAGACGTATGGAGTTAGCAATCGAATGGAGCCTGTCGCTTTTGTTTTTGAAGGAGGAGCCGGCTCTGGTAAGACAACACTCATGAATTCTTTTGTCGAATATCTTAGTAAGAAAGACCAGTCTGTATACGTTCATACTGTTCCTAATACAGAAAGTGGAAAGGACTTTTATGATGATTATAACAATGAAGATGTTTTTGTTATGGATGATGTGGGTCAGCAAGGCAAATCTCAATGGAGAACGATGATAAACTTTGTTTCAACTACTAAATATCCGCTAGATTGCGCAAGAGCGGAAAATAAAAATACCAAAAGTTTTAATTCATCTTTAATATTGGCCACTACTAACCACTTTAGGACTTTAAATGGTTTCACTGCTAGCGATTGCATTTCAGAGCCGAGTGCCTTATTCAGGAGACCCCATGTTGTTGACGTGACATCTGCTAAAGATAAAAACGGTCACTTTTATCAGATATTACAGTATTATCGATATGATTTTAGAGCTGATCGTCCATCATGGGTGGGGTCATTTTTAGACCCACACTTAGGGTCCCCCGTTCCCCCGAGGTTAGACACTTCACATATACCCCCACAGTTACGTAAAATAGCGTCTCTAAATTGGCTGGCGCAGTTGGTTAGTCATGTTAGAGATAAAACGCGTGAAGATAATGTGCGCACCATGGTTAGTCCGGAAGAAGTTGAAGAGATTGATAATTATATGTGGGATGCACAAACTAATGTACTATCATCTATCACTAATTGGGTAGTGGATCCCATTTTCGAAAAAGCAAATGTATGGAAGGAGTGGTGTAAACATCAGAGCGATAGGTATGTAGCACTCTGTCAATCGTTTTTCGATTGGTTGAGTGCTAATGCTTTATCGCTTATAACTACAAATAAAAGCATGACTTCATTGACTGATTATGTGTCTGATAAATATGCTGACGTCAAGGCATTATGGAGTACTTTGCATGAGAATACTACAACGCTCACCTTAGGCTTAGTTATGGCTGGAGTTATAACTCTCGTTTGTGCCTATTTCTTGACGGATAGTGATCTTGATGTCGATACTATAGACATGTTTGTTAAAGCATGTGAAGATGCAAAATCTCGTAAGGATGAAAATTTGTGGCTCAGCCAGAGTGCCGGAGTTCTTGACACAGCTCCAAGTACAAGCCGGCTTAGTGCGCTTAAACAACATACCAGAATGGTAGTTGTACGTAGTGACGCTGGCTCTCATATGGACACTTTTACACAAGCCATAGTTAGTGGAAACAAAATTTTAGTTCCCGCTCACGCATGGCCACACGAGGCTTATGTGGACATATATGTCAGCGTCGATGCTTATCGCAATAAGTGTAAAGAACGCGAAGACGTCAGAGTTAAATGCGTTAAGATATACCCAGGATGCGATTTAGCCGTGTATGAGTTGGATCGGTTAGTAGCTAGATATAAAAATTGTAATAATTTATTCTTAGAATCTAGTGTTAAAAACCCCTTGTTATATCTTGTTAATAGTTATACGACTATACCCGTATTACTCGGGGTTTCGTGTATTAACAACTCTGAAATTGTCAAGTATGGCAATTTTGTACATGGTCCGAATTCTGGCTTTTATACACCTTTAACTGCGGGTGGTGCATGTGGCACTGTTTTGTTTTCAGAAGAGCATGGTGTCGTTGGATTTCACGTGGCTGGGGGAGATAATATCGGTTTTTGTGTAGTCCCACCACGCATAGTGGCTGAGGAGATACGCTCCCTTATGCTGTATAAGGAGGATGTGCCCTATTACTTTGACGATAAAATTAATGCCAATTTTTCAGGGGCTAGGTTAAGGTATCCCGATGGTTACGTCACTCCGACGTCAGTATTGAGCGCTTCATCTTTAATCCCTACTGTATTTAACATCAAACATAACGACGATGTTCAGGAATTAAAGCGCTTGATTAGGGATGATCGCGCTGTTGCTCCTGTGGTTGAAAACAATTTACGTGATAAAGTTCCCCCTAGATTTGACGCAGCAGGTACACCACACAAGCAGCTTAAAACTACGGCAAAGAAGACATGTAAACTGCAAGGGCGGTTGACTTCCGCTGAGGTAGATTTTGTTACTATATGTATTGATGACATGATACCTGAGTTCAGCGATATAGATGATTCCGAATGTGCTTTTGGTAATGAGTATCTGCCACCACTAAATAAAGATTCTTCGAATGGATATGGGTTTATGAGAGGAAAGAATGCCTATTTCAATTTTGCTGAGAAGATCATTTATCCTCATACTATGGATAAGTTCAATAAGTTTCTAGATGACGTTAACAATGACAACGTAGACATCAGGGAAGTGTTATCCACTGAATCCTTTAAAGATGAATTAAGGACAGTGGATAAACACGACTCACCACGCACTTTCAGAGTGATGCCGTTGCAGCATATATGGTGGAGTAAGAAGATCTTTGGCGCAACTATGCCATTTTTTAAACAAAACCGTCACAAGACAGGACTTTGTGTTGGATTCAATCCATATTTAGATTGTGATGAGGTAGCCAACAAGCTTCGCGGTTGTGAAGTAACAGGTGATATTGACTTTTCTAAATGGGACGGATCCATCATGAGCAGGTTTATGTATGTGATTGGCGATTGTTTTAAGCGTAAATATAGAGGTAAGCATGCTAAAATGCTAGACTACCTGATTTCATCATCAGCTACATCGTGCGTTTTGGTTAATGATGAGCTTTTAGCAACTACACATGGCCTACCGTCTGGCACTTGGCTTACTTTGCTAATGAATTCATTGATAAATAAATGTTTGACTGCACTGACTCTCTACAGGTATGACAACAGTCCATCTCTTACCAAGTTTCACCGTGTAGTTGATTATGTTATGGGTGATGATAAGATAATTGGAGCCCATAAAGATGACAAGCATTGGTTCAATTTACGTACTATTGACGAAGTAGCGACTTCTTTAGGTATGACGTGTACTAATGGGGATAAAACCCCAATAACCAAACAACATCAACCCTTTGACAAGTTGACTTTTGTCAAGCGTCACTTCAGATATCACCCAGTGCTTAAAAAATATGTTGGATGTCTGAGTGTTGAAACCTTACTCGGAACTATACAGTGGATGGATAGTGGTAAAGACATTGAAGAAGTCTTACCTGGCAAGATTAGATCTGTGTTGGTAGAAGCTTATTTGCATAGTCCTGGATTATATGAACAGTTTAAGAAGTTATTCGATAAATATAGACCAGGTGATTCTCTTGACGTGCAACGTGTTTTATCAATTTTATCCGATGATCGTGGTTATTTAGACGTGCTCCGCGATATGGGTAAGGATTTCCATTATCTTGAATAGGATTACCATAGCGGAGTTAACCGCTTAAACAAAACCTTGCTGGTCAGGGTGGCAACCTATAGCCTGTGTGATGGTAGTTTACCGTTATAATATCAACAACTCAAAATTGATAGCGAGGATCATCACATATAACGTGAGTTTATGCGTTATAGTAATAAACGCAATAGTGAAAATCTTTAATTACTAGTGAAGAAGTTAAAGTAGTAGATAATTCTTTTATGAAAGAAGCCAATACTGATTTTTCAGTAGAATCTCAAAAATTACAAACAGAAGTGGCTACGGTCACTACCAGGCAGATAGTAGATATGACTGATAGCAGGGATAATATTTTTATGCCTGTCACTGATATACCGGACGAGTACCGAGTAGATCCCAAACCGTGGATCAATAGACCCTTCTTTGTTGATCGTGTCAAATTCTCGTCATCTGATAAAAGATACAGTGTATTGGTATCTTCCATTAAGTATCTCCCTGGAGATGTAGCTAGATCTAATGAGGCGCTTTTGAATATGTTCAAAGTTGCCGCATTAGGTCGACCCGATTTGGTTCTAAATGTATCTATGGCTGGCACCATAGGACATGCTGGCTGCGTTTTAGCAGCTATATTGCCACCGCTGCCTTCATACCCTGACGATGCCCGATACTATATAAACACCGCACTCTGTGGTCCACACGCTTTTTTAAATGCTAATGAAGCAACTTCAGCGGTACTTCCTGTACCCTGGTACTGTAACACAGACATGATGTCTTTGGACATGGACGACAGAGCGGACTATTCACCTGCTTTCGACTTAAACGTTGCTAATGGTAATTATGGCACTTTGATCTTTATAGTCATGAACCCATTAAGTGTTAGTACTGGTTCCACTGGTGAGGTCAATATCATTGTTGAAGCTTGCTTCCGCAATTTCGATATGGTCGTTCCAACACCACGCTATATCACTTGGGTCGCTCAAGCTGGAAGCCTTAGCATGTTGAACCCAAACTACGATCGTTATGCAGAACTTTTGGCTCAATTGTCTGATCTTCTGCCGGACCATGCTGAGGCGAAGCAGGAGAGTAAAGCACAAAGGTTTTTGCGTAGGTTGAGAGTTATGGCGCTCATTGCTAGTTTAACCACTTTGACGATGTCATGTGTATCTCATTTATCAAACATTGATTGTATAGATGCTGAGGAAGTGGATGTTGTCGAGATGGTACCACAAGCCGGTATCTTATCCACTATAGGGAGCGCTGTTGTACCTGGATTGATAGGAGGTGCGGTTTCTTTTGGCAAGAAAGTCACTGGAGATTTGCTAGACAAGGTTGGGAGTACAATTAAGCGTTGGACTGGATTGCATAATCCTAATGAGGCTGTTATTAACCAGAGGATAATACAATCTGATGTCAATTTTTCTAATGTTGTTGATACCAAACAATTCTTTGAAAAATTGGATCCACATGCTAATAGCAATAGGATAGTATCAGAACCTATTTTTGGCACTATGATCGATGAAATGGATGTCTCTAAT